CGCTGATCTGACACTCGCCCGCGAGGCCGGGCGTCGACCCCTGCCACTCCTTGGCGAGATCGCCGTACATCTTCTGCCGGGCGCGGGCCTGGTCGCGCGGCGAGCCGCGGCCGTCGACGTCGCGCGGATAACCGGTGATCTCGTCCATCGCGAGATACTTGATCGACACCATCTGCAGGCCCTTGGAAGAGCCCGCATTGACGATAATGCAGAAGCCGCCGGCGTAGCGCTTGAACGCCGTCGTCGACGCCTTCTCGTCGCGGCTGTTGACGGGCGCCACCTTGTGCCGCCAGTCGACCGAGGCGTCGATCGTCGGATCCAGCTTGGTCCGGTTGAACTTCGTTGCCTCTTCCAGCGTCGGCAGCACGATCATCATCGTGCCCGGTGCGCGATCGACGATGAAGCCGAACCAGTTCTCGATCGCCGTCGACTTGCCGAGCTGCGCCGCCCAGCGCGCCGTGCACCGCCGCGCCGGATGATCCGGATGCAGGCAGTCCTGCGGCTCGCGCAGATACGGCACCCGGTCTGTACGGAACTTGCCGGGCCAGGGCGAACCGGATTCCGCCGACACCACGCGGTGACGATCGGCCCACTCGCTGATTGTCAGATCCTCGGTCGGCCTACTCGCCGCGGCCAGCCCGCCGAACAACGTCTTCGCACCGTCGGGCAGCAGCGGAAACCGCAGCCGCGGATCGTGGAAGCTCATTGCAGCGCCTGCGTCGCCTCGGCCGGCATGGTGTCACCCTGCTCCGCGGCCATCCGCTTGCGCGCCAGCCCGTCGAGATACTTCAGCGTCTCGTTGTGGAAGACGTCGACGCCCTTGCGGGCGAACCCCTTCAGCAACAGACGCACCAGGCGCTCGTCCCAGCCGTACTTCACCGAAGCGGTCGCCGCCTCGGTGTCGATCGCGCGATCGAACGCGCTCTGCATGAGCGCCACCGCGTCGCGTCCGGCCTTGTCGACCTCGTCGACGATGGTCAGCTCGCCGCGACGCTCGGCCAGATCCATCTCGCGCATGGCGGCATCGGCCTGCGCCTTGCGCGCCGTGCCGTCGGACTGCGTGCCAGCGAACCGCGTCGGCTTGCCCGCCGCAGTCGACAGCGGCAGTACCGGCTTGCGGAGTCTCACATTCTCGGCGCGGTGCGCGGCCAGCGCCCCGAACTCGATCAGGTTGGCCTTGCCCTCACGGCGCGTCGCCAGGGCCTCGCTGTGCTGGCTGACGTAGCGCGACAGTGTGGAGCGGTCGACGGAATCACCGGCAGCGGTCAACCGCTCCGCCGCATCCGTGATCGAAATCCACTCGCCGTCGTCCATCGCGTGCTGATCCGTGCAAACTCACGTGTAAAACACGCGTTTGCGTGTACCGATTTCCAACTGAGCTACTGCTCAAACGCCGGGAGCATTATGCCCGTATGGACCTAAAACCAAAAAACACGGTCCCTAATAGGGGGTGTGGTCCATAGGCCACGCATCAGAGGATGCGGCCGAGCTCATGCACAAGCCGAGCAGGCAAGTCCCGCTCCACGACCGAATAGAACGCTGCTTCGGATTGACCGGTCACCATCTCACGCGGGATGTAGAGACCGGACTTCACCTTGGCGATGGGGAAGCGACTGCCGGTACGCAAACGCCAGAACACTTGCCCGTTCATGTTCAAGGTTACGCGGTTTGGAAATCCGCCGCCCTTGATGAACGACCCGGACCAAATGCCCCGCTTGTTCCAAGGTGCTGCCGATACGCCCGACCGGGTCTCTCGCGCAGCAAAGTGTTTTAGTGAGATGTTGCCGCCACGTGACCTGATCTCATAGCCGGAGCCGGTCTCCCGACCCTGCACAGCCTTATTGAGGGTCTTCCGCTTCAATCCAGTCTGGCTGACCAAGGCCTTCCGCACCGCAACCGTCGCTTTCGCACCGGTGTGCTTCACGGCCAACCGGACAGCTAGCGGAGATTTTGCTCCAGCAGAACGGAGTCGATCCGAGATTGCTCGAAGGCCAGACAGATTGACATTGATATCTAGGCTTCGATTGCCGCTCATCGGCGCATCAGGCTCGCGCGCGCAGAAGCCGTCTTCTGGCGCAGCATCGAGCCAGCGTCATCGCGTACCGACACGACGACAGACTTCACCTCGTCCAACGCCGCCTTGCCCTCACCCTTCACGACGGCCTTGCCGGCACGGATCAGCGCCTGCCGCCGTTGCTCGCATCCGCCGCATGCCATGAAGATCACCTTCGAGAAAATCGGGCCGCCTGCGAGCAAGCGGCCCAAGTCTAGGGAGGAAACGCCCAAGGAGGGCAGCGATGGCAACCCAGAAAGGAAACCCACCGCACATCCTTGAACGAGAGAAGCCCGACACGTTGGGGTGCCGGGCTTGCGTGTGTGATGGATCTGCTTTGGGCACATCGGCGGCTTGGCAGAGTAGCGGTTTGCTACTCCAATCCACCATCTGCGAGCACATCACCTTTCGGAGCAGCTACGGAGCAGAGGCCCAGTGCACGCAACAAGGTCTGATTCCGTTCCTGTGAGTCAAGCGATATCAAATTTTCATTCACGGTGTCGTCAAAGTCGCCGCGCACCCAGCCGCCTGCCCTCGTGCGCACGACCTCATCGGAGACTGTGATGATCACTCGCTTAGTCCGCCGACGTTGCTTCTTTTTCTTCGAGCTGCGCGCATACACTTCGATTTGATACTCCGGCAACTCGATCGGTCGATGACTGTTTTCACAAAAGCGGATCCGGTCGATCTCGTTGTCACTCAGCTGCAAGGGTTGACCGTTGATGTCGAGTATCACACGGATCACGCCATCGATCTTCTCAATGCGCCGACGGTGCTTCAGAACGTCCCACACAAACACAAAGATGTAGCCAGGGAACAATAGCTCAGTGCGCTTCACGCTGCAGCCTCGGACAACCACCACCTCATCGCTCTCCGGAATGTAGATACCGAAACGACGTGCTGTCAGCGCGCGGGCAACCTTCCGTTCGGTGCCAGGAAAGACTTCGACCACATGCCACTGAGGGTCGACACCCGGCACCATCTCGGCAGCGTGAGCGGGGCGTGACATGGCGGTCATCGTCGCTGGCGAATAAGCGCGGGGCAACTTCATCAAAGCTCTCCAACATTCGATTTCCCCTCGACTGCTGGCCGTCCAAATAATGTTCCTGCCCGGAACATTTAGCTTGGGAGGATCATGGGAGCTTGTGGGAGCATCCCTCGAAACACCCGAATTGCGAAAACCCCATAAATTAAGGGGTTTCAGATAGCTCTTGGGAGGATGGGAGGATTGGGAGCTTATTTCAGGTCTTTACATGTGCCCGCGCCCGCACGCGCGCATGTAACGTATAGAAATAAGCTCCCAATCCTCCCGCAAGCTCCCAAACGCCGACAACTCAACGACTTAGCAAAACGATCAAGGTCCCATATTTGGGAGGATGGGAGGATCAGAACTCCCGATCGCCAACGTCTCCCATCGATCCATCGGGCTTGATCTCCTGTTCCATGTTGCGTGGCCGGCCGTGATCATCGACAAATTCACTCGCACTGCGCGTGGTACTGATGTCCAGCCACCACATCACATTGCTCTGTTTCGAGACGTAGCCGCGTTCTTTCATGGCGAGGCCGAGCCCGCGCGCCGACCACGCTTTCTCGCCTGATGACTTGCACCATGCCTCGTATAGTTCGAACAGGGCGCTCGACTGCACACGCTGGCCCGGCGCCGGCTTCAGGCACATCTGGGCGAAGCGGCCAAAGGGATCGCTGTCTTCACGATAGGAGGCGGTGGCCTTGGCGACGTCTTCCGGTTCGATCAGGCCCTTGTCGCACCAGCTGCGCAGCCCATCGAGCATGCGGTTGAGAATACCGGAGGCCTCGCCCCGCAGTTTTTCGATCAGCTTTGGATCGCGCTCTTCCTTCGGAATGGTCACGTCGAACGGCACCAGGCGCATGCGCCGCCAGATGCCTTCGTCGGTGCCGGCGATCGTCGGCCGATAGTTGCCGGACATCGTCAGCTTGAATTGCGGAGTGAACTTGAAGAAATCGCGATTGAGGTGCCGCGCCTGGATAGGTTCGCCGCCGGTGACGAGCTTGATCATCGCTTCGGCGAGTTTCGAATTCTTTTCCGGCTCCGACGTCCGCAGCATGCGCACGCCGGGAAGGATGGCGAGATCCGGTGTCGCCTGCCCCGCGCCGCGCGCCTTGCCGTGATCGAGGAACGTTTCGATCGGCACCGTCTCGCCATAGTCGCCCGCAACATAGCTGGCGGTGTCGACCAGCACCGATTTGCCGTTCGAGCCCTTGCCGTAAAGGAAGGCCAGTTTCTGTTCGCCGATGTCCCCTGTCATCGAGAGGCCGAGCCACTGATGCAGGAAGAGGCGCATGTCGAGGCTGGGCTGCACGCGCGCAAGGAAGCCGTCATAGACGTCGCAGGTGGCCGCAGGTTCGAACGCAACCGGCGATATCTTGGTGATGAAGTCGGCGGGATCGTGCGGCTTGAAGCTGATGCAGTCTTCGTCGACGGCATTTCGGTTGACCACCAGCGTGCCGTTGCTGACATTGATCTTCATCTTGTCGGCATCGAGCTTGTCGATCCCGATCGCGAAATACGGTGCGCCCCGCTTCGACAGCGCACCGAGCTTGTTCATCGCCTCCGACGAACGGCCCCAGGCGGCGACCTTGTCGGAATACATCACGATGGTGCCATCGCGCTTCTTATCGACCATGAAGTCGCGGGCATGGTCGTCGGCATCGTCGCTGTCTCTGTCGCCGCTGTCGCGCACGATCGCCGCTTCGCGCTGGATGGCGCGGACGGTGTCGTGTTCGGCGATCTTGACGAGATCATCGGCGCCATCGCGGCTCCAGCGTTTGCCATCCCATGCCAGCCAGCCGATCGCGGGACACCACAGCAGCTTGTCTTTGTAGCGCTCGCGAAAGCGTTCGGCGTTGCCGAGATCCGTCAGGGGGAAGAATGCCAGGCGCATGCCGCGCGTCTTCGCGTCTTCCTTTGGCGCGATCGGCCCCCCGCCCCCCCCAGCAGAAGGCGAAACCACCGGTTTAGCTCCCGTTTGGGAGCTTACCGATTCGCCCCCTGCGGCGGGGGGCGCGGGGGCGACGGCAGCGGAAGACGACGAAGGCGAAGCTGAAGGCGGCGGGATGTCGGCCGGAGTTTCTGCAGGGACTGCGGGAGAAGATTCAATGACGGCCGCTGGTCGCGGCCGACTCTGGCGCTTCTTCGGCGCCGGGCGCCGAAGCGAGCCCAGGTCGCGCGGCGCTTTCGCGCCTGCCGCCAGCCCGGCCGCGAGCAGCGCCCTGACGCCGCGCAATTTGAGATCGCGGACCAGGCCTGCCGCCGCCGCAGCGTCCTCGAGCGCGGCCCGCGCGAAGCCTTCGTGAAGGGCACCCGATGCGACCAGGCCGCCGATCGCCACGCACGCGGCCGTCAGCACAGGCTTGCGGTCATCGCCTTCGGCTGCACGCACGGCGATCGCCGCGGCCGACAATTCGGCATTCACGGCTTCGCGGATCTCGGCCGTGATCTTCGGCGCTGGCGCTGACTCGGCCGGCGCCGTATCCTCGAACACGGTCGCGGAGTCGATCAGGTCGATGATGGTGCCGGCGCCGTCAGTCATTTAGTTCGCTTCATCGAGAGTTGTTGGCAAAGGGCGCGACCGGCCCTTCACGAGGGCCAATTGTTCAGAAGTCTGACAAGAGCCTCGATGAGGCGGACGACGAGCTCTAACCAGTCGATATTGCGTCGAATCATGATGCTTTTCCTTCCTAGAAGAGCATCCTCGGCGAATGGTTGCCGTGTTAACTGGAGGGCTGCACCCCGTACCGATCTTTTTTGTCGACGTCATTCCTACCCCAGCAGCATATTGTTGAAGTCGGTACCGACCTGGGCGAAGGCGATGCGGATCTCGCGGCCCGCGCGGCTGTAGCGCCGCGCTGCGCGTTCCATGGCGTATTGCGTCAGCACCGGCTCGCTGTCGCCGTCGCCGAGCAGCACGAGCTCGGTGACACTGTCCGGAACCGTCAGGCCAATATCGTCGGGGTCGGGATACGGACCCGGCACGCGCTGGGCGCGGCCGTCCGGCCTGGTCATCGCCGGATGCGCCACGTTGTCGATCGCGCGGCCGGCCATGTTGCCGAGATCTCCGGCCGCCCAGAAGGCGGTAGTGTCGACCGGCCGCGCCTTGATCCGATGTGCGGTATAGACCGACAACACCGTCTCGATGCCCTCGCCGATCACCAGCCGCCGCGGCACGTCGACCGGCGCCACTGCGATATGTGCTCCGGTTTTCGATCCACGCATTTTGCGGCTCTTCAGCTCTTCGCCGGTTTCCGGATCGATCAGCTCCAGCTTCTCCGGCACGGCGCCCGATGTGAGCCAGGTCAGATGCAGGCCGCCGAAATGGCCGTCCGCCCGAATGAACGCCGCGCCCATCGCGTGGCCGGTGTGCAGCGCCTTCGGCCGTTTCTTGCCGGTGCGTTCGTCGATCTCCTCGCCATGCCAGTATGGCACCGACGGCAGATATCGCAGGCCGGGACAATCCGCCGGCAGCATCACGCCGCGCACCGCTTCCAGATAGATCGCGGCCGGCGTGCGATGGATGCGCATGCCAGACGACCACAGTTTCCAAAGCCGAAGCCGCTCCGCTTCGCGATAGCGCGCGGCTTCCTTTTCCCGCGCGATGCGTTTGGTCTCGCGGACCTCGAACATCTTTCGCGCCTGGTCGGGATCGATCGCCAGGCGGCCGCCGAGGCGCTCGATCGCCGTGCGGAAATCGCAGCCTTCGACCTTCTCCACCAAGGCGATGACGTCACCGCCATCAGGACACACGGCGCAGACCCAGGTCTCACCATTGTCACGGATCTCGAAGCGCTGCGCCTTGGAGCTACCGCCGCAGATTGGACACGGCCCGACCAGGCGACCGCCGTTGCGTCGCAAGGTGACGTAATGACCGGCCACCACATCGAGCGGGTTACGCGCGCGGATGTCGTCGAGTTCGTCGTTCGATAGGCGGCTCACTTGCCCGCCCCTTTTTTCGGTGGCGACAGTCGATCGAGAATGACTGAGTCGTTCATCACCAGCTGGATCAGCCGAAAGATGCCAAGGAAGTCATCGCGCAAGCGCATCTGGCACGGCCACGGCTCTGTCAGATCGCCACCGACGATCCGCGCGGCCTGCGAATGTTCGATGCGAGAGGCCTCCGCACGCGCAGCTTCAAGCATTCGAACGTAGGTCGTCGGCATTTCCGGCGGCAGCCGGCTGAACGCCTCTTCGGCCGACATCTTATTGGTGCTGCCAGTCGTCATCGCGTCGCCCCATTTGGTCGGACATCGGCGGCATTGAGCCAATCGTTGATATGGGTCAGCACGCCGCGGCGGGCTGCATCGCGATCGGCGGCGGGCTGCCACGGTGCCGCCGCCGAATCTGGCAGCAACAGCCGGAAGCACATCTTGAAGCGCCCACGGGGATCCGCAGCATGGGCGATCTCGCCGACCTGGACGCGGCCGAGCATCACCGTTTCACGGCCAGACGGTTGCGGCTCAAAGCTCACAACGCCCTCGTGCGATTCCCCGTCCATGGCTGGCGTCCCGGTGATGTCGATCAGGCCTTTTTCTTCGCGGTCTTTTTCTTCGCGGCCTTTGCAGTCTTCGGCTTCGGCCTGGCTTTTGCCTTTGTCGGGATATTCGCTGCGACCTTCTTCACTGCGGCCTTCTTGGCCGATGCGGGCTTGACCGCCGCTTTTCTATCCGGCGCGATCGCGGCCTTAACTACTGGCGGCCCGTCGTAACCCTTTGCCCGCAGCTGCGTTGGCAACCAGCCCGTGACCGGAACATTGGCGATCGCGAAGGCCGCAATGTCGCCCTTCGGGTTCTTTGCCTGTTGTCGCGCGAGATCGGGGCCGAGTGCTTCCTCGATCGCCGCAAGGCAAAGAGCTTTGTTGACGCCGCTAAAATAGTCTTTGGCATCGAAGACACCGCGCAGCGCTGCATTGAGCGCCTTGGCGTCGAGGATATTGCAGATCGCCCTGGCACCATGATGGTTGTCGGTCTTGTCCGCATCGAGCGGCATGTTCTGGAAGTCCAGTGCCGCAGCGGCTACCTCTGCCAGCAGCGTCATACGCGCAGTCATGTCGAGCCTCATCACCGCCGCCAAGGCTTGCGGAACTTCCTTCGTTCCCAGCAAATCGAGCGAATGCGCTTCCAGCCCGTTGACATTGACCTTCAGGCCCCCGCCGTCATAGCAGCTGAAGCCAGCTAACATGACCGACAGTGCGAGATCGGGATCTTGCAGCAGCGCCGTGCCGGCGGCCTTGGTCAGTTGCACCGTTAAGCGATGCGACAGCGCATTCGAGACAGCAGGTTCTGCAGGGGCGGCCGCTTCCGGGGACTTTGCCTTGCCGGGCTCGACATCGGAAGCAACGGAAGCCAGCTCGTCAGGACGCATCACACCGAACAGGATGACCAGGCGACCATCCTCCATATCCACGATGCAACCCGCCTTTGCTTTCTGCCGATCAGTGTAGGAGCGCCGCAAAACAGATTGTTCTAACTCGGCCAATTCAGCAGTCCGCTGCTCGTTCGCATCATAGCTGTCATTGTCGTCGTTTTCGTCGTTCTCGAAGCGTTCGATCGCCGCCCGCAGCGCTGTAGCGCGATCCGCTTCGTCGCCTTCATAGGCCCGCGCCTTCGGTTCGGACCGCTTCCACCAACGTGATCCGCTGGGCAGATCGGAGAGAAGCGTTGCCCAGCTCCAGCCCTCGCTGCGCAGATGCTCGCAGGTGGCGTTGAGCTTGTCGGCCGCCATTTCCTTGAGAAGCGCCGGATCTGATACAACATGACCGGACCCAAACAGATCCTCAACTACCGAACCGCCGGAGTCGCGGTAGCGATCGGTGCCGACAAAATCGAGCAGTTCGGCAACGTCGACATTCGCGGCGCCGAGTTCATCCTTGACGTAGGATTCCCACATCTTGCCGGCCTTCGAAAGCTTTGCGAAGGCCTTGTCTTGCGTCTTGTGGTCGAGGGCCAGTGTGAAAGCCTGCGCAACCTCACGCTTGATCTCGCCATTGCGCCAGGCTTCACGGATATTCGGCGAGAGCCGGCCGAGCGCGAGCGCCTGGCGCACTTCCTTTTCCGTCATCCCATACTGACGCGCGATCTCTTCATTCGTCTTGCCGCGGCCTTCCAGGCGCGCAAAGGCTTCGTACTGATCGACCGGATGCAGCTGCCTGGCGGTAACGGCTGTGGTCAACGAATCCTCGAAGGCCTGCGTTTCATCCACCTCGCGCCGTGTGCAGTTGATCAGCACGTCATTGTCGGCGCCGTGGATCAGGTGCAGCGCCGCCAGCCGGCGGTTACCGTTCGACACGCCATAGTCGCCGTCGAACATGTGATAGACAACGAGGTTCTCGATCTGGCCGCGCGCGAAGATGTTAGCCGCGAGCGCGTCGATCCCCTCCAGACGACCAGCGACGCGCGCATTGATGCCGTCACCCACCTCATGGCCGAAGTGCAGTTTGTTAAGCGGAACTTGGATGTCCATCGTTAGCCTCCCTTGTGGTTTGCTTGATTGATGAGCTTTGCGACTACGCCGAGAAGCGATCCGGGCGAGCCGTCCGGGTTACGTTTCAGTGATGCTGCGATCTGATCGGCGGGATGGCCGTATTGCAGCAGCAGCGACATCAGGATCGCGCCATCGCTGCACAGCACATCGAGCGACGAATTGACCTTCTGCTCGTTGATGAAGACTTCGAGCACCGGGCCGAGCTGCGCAGGCGGCGTGAATTCGCGGCCGAAGCCGATCTTGTAGCGCGCGCCTTCGTGTTCGATAGCGATGACCTCATGGTCGCGACGCGGTGCAAGGCGATGGCGGCCGGTCATGATCCCCCCTCGTCCGGTTGGTTGCGGGTCAGTACCGTCTTGACGTCATGCTGGCTGCAATATGGGACAACTGGCATGTCATCGATGAAGGCCAGCTCGCCGCGCCGTTCGAATTCGTTTAGGCACAGATCCGCGACGAAGCTGGCAATGGTGAGCATGCGCACCAGGCGATCCAGCGATAGACCGCTGACATTGCCGCCAGTGACGTCATAAGCGGCTTCGACAAGCTCCTGTTTGGTCATCTCTGGAAGATGGCTATAGATCTGATGATCGGTCATCGCTCGATCACCACGCTATGCGTGCTGGCCTGCCGCATCGGGATGATCGCGCCGACACCCTCAGAGAACCGGAACAACATCGGCTTGAACGTCACCGCGTCGGCCGTCGAAGCCGTCAGGGCGAAGGTGACATCAGGCAGCGCGACAATGCGCCGGATATAGGACAGGTTGAAATGAAAGCCTGCGATCATCGTCGAGAACCGCAGATCCACATCCTGCGTGCCATATCCGCCGCAGGCCTCGCAATCCCGCCACTCATCTCCCCAATCGAATGAACCAATGCCGGCGCATTTGCTGCAGCGGCCGAATGTCTCCGGCGCCCGCGGTAGCTGCAGGCGCAGCCTGCCGAAGTTGGCGTGCTCCCAGTCGCCTAGCACGGTATCGATGCTGATCTTGAACGGCAGCGGTTCGAGATCGGCGACGTCCGGCCGGCGCGGCACGCGCGCAAGAATGTGACCGTTGGTGGCATAGGTGAAATCGCCGATCGAGAACGGCCGCAGCATCCACTCGCGGCCTCCGACACCGACATCGCAGAACGGGGTGATATCGACGGTCATGATCCCTCCGGCCGATGAGAGCTGGTTAGCTGCTTGCGGACGATGCCGCCGGCAGCGCTCCAGGACTCAATTGTTTCAGGATTTCGAATGCCGCCGCTGAATATCCCAGCCTCAAGATCGAACGACGCGCGCATGCACGGTGCGCAGTCGCAGGTCTGCCCGCCGCATGCCGGGCAAAGGCCGGGCGGATCGTTCTCGCATGGGACCAGGCTGCTCACCGGCTGCAGGCGCAGGCAGTCTTGACAGAGAGCGAACGATTGAGCCCGACGAACCAGCATCGCATGCGACACGGTTTTCGTCGGCGATTGTCGGGCTTCGGCGGTCATGACGCCCACCGCTTATGGTCAGCGCCACCACGGAATGCTATCGCCCTTTGTAGTCTACACGGTCTGCAAGGGGGCAACGCGCCATGGATGCCAAGGATTGGATGCCTATGGTGATATCGAGCTTCGCGCTCGCTATTTCCGGCTGGACGGCAATGAGTAATTTTTTTCAAGGGCGTCGAGAACGGACGCCCATTGTGATGATCACTCAGATCGGTGGCGCTGACAGGGGCTTTAGGCTGCGCTTCCTTTTTCTGAATAAGAAATACGCGGCTGCCACCGTCGAAAGTATCACCCTGCACAATTTGCAGGACTGCAGTCTTCGGTCGTTGCCGACCATGGCCAGCACGGTCCTGCCACCACTTACAAGAACGATTTCGGTTGGACCCACCCGCGAGGTCGATGAATTGATGATCCCAAAGCGGGGCGGCAAGCCTATCCCAGTGGGCGGGCAACATGAGGTTACGCTGGATCTCGTCGTTCCACAGGCCGCAGCGATGCCGCCGCAGGCGACCTTTGATGTAAAGATCACGCTGCACGACAATAGGGATACAGCTGTGAAGGTTAGGCGAACCTTTAAGTTCTAGCGCGTTCATTGCGTGCCCTCCGGCCGCTGACAGTCAGATAGCTGCTCGGCGTCAAATAGATCGGCCGGCTGCCGTTTCACCGCGGAGCCGGCATAGTTCATCGCGATGAGAGCGCGAGCTACCAGGTGCCAGACGTGAACGGCTTTGCGTGGGTAATCGAGCACGGCCCCAGCGCGAGTCCAGTTGCCGCGATCGAGCTGGGCGCGAGTACGGCCTGTCAAGGTGGTCGCGCGGTAGTTGCCGCGATCGTCGGTACCGCCGTCGTTGACGATTTTCATTCGGCCGATCTCGGTGACCTTGCCTGTGCGCGCGCTGTGAAGCTCGATACGAATGAGGATCATGCCGCCACTCCCGTGAATTCGAGCTCGTTGCCCCAGCTCACCCAACCCGGCCGCGGCCGGCGCGCATAGCATTCGAGATATGGCCCCTCGACCAGGCGCTCGATGCGGTCATAGGCTTCGTCGGGTTTGCGCGAATGCTCCATCACCGGCGCCACCAGCAGCTGCGAGACATCCGCATGCAGCCGCTTCGGCTCTCCCTTGGTCGCGAGCAGGCACATCTCCGGGTTGGCACGGGTCCAATAGCCCTGCCCCATGTGCCAGCCGTCGCCGGACGGATTTTGCTTCGCCCAGGTGAGGAACATCGTCTTGTAATCGAAGCCGAGCGCAGCGATCAGTTCGAGCGCCAGGTGCATGCCCCAATCGACGATCCACGGCAGCAGCACGCAATCGTCATCAGCGATCGCCAATATCGGTTCCAGATCCTGCATGATCCGGTCAATGAGACCCGTAGTATAATGTGTGTTCGCCGATCGGCCGTCGCCCGCATCCGACCGCGTCTCGAAATGCCAGGGCGGATCGAGATAGATCGCCTTCGCCCGGAAGCCTGACCGGGCCAGTTTCGCCAGATCCTGCGTGGTGCCGCCGTTCACCGTCCGCGACGCATGCGCCGCGCGCCGCGCGTCCAGCTCCGTCGCCTTCGCCGCGGCCTTCACGGGATCGACGACGATGGCCTTGCTGGAGGCGACGTTCTCGCGCACGCCGGTCACCATCGCCTCAAAACTGTCGTCATCCATCGCCGCAGCCTGGCGTGCCTTCATCGACAGTTTGCGATCGACCCCGATCTCGGCCAGCGTCGCCGGCGCCGGCTCATCGCCCGATGTCTTTGGACGCCCCTTGCGCGCGAGCTGGCCAGCCTTCTCTGCAGCTTCCAACAGCACACCGAGCCGGCGCTCGCAGCGCAGCTGAAATGCCAGCGCCTCGGCCAGCAACACGCGATCGCGGATCTTCTGGGCATGCAGCTTGATGAAGTCGAGTTCGTCGTGGATCGACAGAACGTCCTTCACCGTCGCCGCATCCGCCAGCGCCTGCCGTGCGATCTCATATTGCGCGAGCATGGTCATGCGGCCGACACCACCATCTTTGACTCGAGATGACTTCCGATGCTGTCGACCAGGGCATCGCCGATCGAGCATCCTTCATTCACGGCGGCCGCACGCGCCGCATTAAACGCGGCAGCGAAATCAAAGGTCTGCATTGCCTTGATCAGCACCTTCATGTCCGCGCGCCAGGTAGGCTCGGCCTCCAGTACGGCGCACAGCGCATCGACAATCTGCGCACGGATCATGCCGGGATTGCCCTGTCGCGTTTTCGTGATGCATGACAGCGCAGCCACGAAGGCGTCCCGACCGAATTTGTCGAGAAGTCCCTGCAGAACGCTGACAGCCAGTGTCTCGCCGGGCTTCATCTTGTTCGCCGGTACCGGATAACGACAGATGGACACATCGGCCGCGGCGCAGGCCTCTGCCAGAGCAAGCGCCCGCGGCTCACCCGACGCGAGACGCGCGGCATGCAGCTGCAATGTGCTCATGGCGGTGACGTTGCCATTGACGGCCGCGAATGCCTCGGCCTGTTTGCGCCGATCGGCGATCACCACCTGGCACGGTATTTCCTTCTTGCCGCACAGCGCCGCTGCCGTGGCGCGATGCTGGCCGTCGATGATGGCGAACAACCCGCCTTCGATCGGTGCCACGATCACCGTCGCAAACTTCGCCCATTCGAAACCACGCGCGATCGCCAGAATGTTCTTCTCGCCAGTGCGCAACACATGGCGCTGATAGGTCGGATCGATGCGCAGCGCTGCGATCGCGATCCAGCGCAGATCCGGCGCCGGTCCGCTGTCCGGAGCCGAGCTGCCACTGAAGCGCCCGCCGAATGCCTTGATGTCGATTCGCCGGAGATCCGCCATCAGTGCACCTGCCCGACGATCGAC